GGCCGTAACGTGGGCCCTGCTTGCATCGCTCTCGACCTGGGCTGCGGCCTCGCCGAAGATCTTCTCGATGCCGCCTGAAAGCTGCTCGTAGTCCGAGAAGCTCGAGAGCGCCTGCTTCCCGGCCGCTATGGCGCCCGCCCCGATGGCGGCGAAGGCAGCGCCGCCGACCTTGGCGACGCCTGACACGGCGCTCTTGATGCCCCTCCCGAGCTTGTCGTTGAAGCCCTTCATTGATGGGATGATGCTCACATAGGCCGCACCGGCCTCAGCATTCGCCATGCCATCCTCCGTTCCACCAGGCATCGAATTCGGATATGGGTATCGGGTCGCTGCCATAGACATGCCTGTCGTGCCGCTTCACGGCCCCAGGACGCTCTATCGGCTCCGGGTACCTCGACCCGAGGTCGCGCCTGGAGTTCGCCTGCGCCACCTCCCAGGAGATGACATGCATGGTGTCCACGGCTTCCGCAAGGAGCATCGGCAGCGATGCCGGCTCCTGCCAGAGGACCTCTTCGGAAGAGTCGCCGCGCACCTCGCTCGAGAGGGCCGAACTGGATGGCAGATGCATGACAAAGGCGAGGAGCATCCTTTCGTTCAGCTCCCCGCCCATATCGTCCAGGCAGTACCTCGTCCTGGTCATGAGGTCGTATTCGAGCGCCCTGCCATGCTGCGCCACTGTCATGGCGAGGGCGGCTATTCCCCCTCTGGGGCCTCCGCCGTCTCGCTCCTGAGCTCCTGCCATGCCTCCATGAGCTTCCGGAGGGCATCGAAGCTGAGATCCTTCACGCCCGGGGCATAGGATTCGGCGAATTCTGCGAAGGTGTCGCTCATCTCGAGGCCGGCATCGATCTCTCCGGCCTTCTCTGCCCTCTCGTATGCCTTGCCGAAGGCGATCGTCTCCTGCCGCGTCAGCTCCACAGGCACCGTTGCCGGCTTTCCGTCGAGCATGAAGTCGAGAGTCTTCCTCTTGGTTGTCAGATCGAGCATCATTTCGTGAACACCCCATCATCCGTGTAGATGTAGATGCTGTTGCCGGACGCATCCGGATAGCATGAGAGCGTGATCGGAAGCTTCACGGCATCGTTCGCGACGAAATCGATCTCGTCGATGGACGTCACCTGGCCGTTCGGCACGACGATGAGGATGCGCGCCTTGCCATCCTTCATCTTGAATGCCCACGCGCGCGCGGGCGGAAGGTCTGCCCCGATGGAGACCTTGATCTGCTCTCCATGCTCTGCCGTCGCTGGCGTCTTTGTGACGTGGTCCGCTCCGAAGGCATGGCAGAGCGACTCGTAGCTCATCTGCATCTCTGACCACTTGATCGTCGAGTCGAAGCTTTCGATGAGCTTCCGGATGGTGTTCTTGCTCCAGTCGGAGATGTCGTTCGTTGACCTGTCCATGGTGAGGGCAAGGCCATCGTCCGACACGTACCCCGAAGAGACGAAGGCATCATCAAGCTCCTCGGAAGCGGATGCCGGGAGCTTGCTTCCTACCGGGGCATCGAGGATTGCCCCTGTCGTCTTCTGGTCGGGAGCTCCGACCATGACCTTGGTTACATCGAGTGCGCCCATCGCACTCCTTCCTTCTATAGGTTCATGTTGACTTCGAGTCCGATATCGACCTGCCAGACGAACCAGCCGCCTTCCATGCGGCCGTACGAGAGGACCGTCGGGGTCTCCACCGCATTGATATGGCTGTCCTCCGGAGGCTTCGTTCTGCAGGCGATCGCGAGGAGGTTTGCCAGGAGCTCCGCCTGGTCCTCGGATGCAGCCCAGAGCTGCACCGCGAAAGCCGGCGAATCGTGCGGCCATTCGACGGCTCCGCCGGTCCTCGTGACCACCGCGAATGGCTCAGCGTCCTCCGTGGCGGCCGTCGCATCGTGGGGAGGGTATGTTCCGGCGTCGATCTCCAGGACCTCCTTCACCCATGCGGTCACGATCTCGAGCGATGACACGATCTCCATATGCCTACCTCTTCTTCTGCTGCTTTCCAGCTGCCTTCGCTAGAGTCTGGTTGTGGAAGTTGTCCCAGATCGCCGCCATGTTCCCGGTGTACACGACGGCATGCATGCGCCCCGTTCCTCCCGTGAGCTTCGCTCCATAGCTGGGGAGCCCGGAGAGCGCGCACGCCCTCGCCTGGACCTCGCGCGCCCCGGACATGCAGAGCCTTGCCGCTATCGGACCTGTAAGAAGCGTGTGGGCGAACGATGGGACCGTCACGAACCGGTCGAGTTTCACTTCCATCAGCCATCTATCCTTTCGAGCAGCGCATAGGTGGTCCATCGGCCTCCGACCGCTGCATCGGGGTAGGCGCATGGCTCTCCGACCACCCGGTACCATGCATTGCCGTCTGGCGATACGAGCGCGCCTCTCAGATGCCCGCTCCAGCCACGCGGAAAGTGGGCCGTGGCAGATGCCTTGGCGGCATCCGGACGCGATGCAGCGAGTTCCTGCGGCGTCCCCGGAGCGAAGAGGCATCCAGGGACCGCTATGGCATCCGCATAGGCGGACATCGCGTTTCCGAGCCTGTCCTCTGCCCCATATGTCCGCGTGCGCACCAGGAGCGTCAGCTCAGGCATCATCCGGACCAGGGCAGATGTAGCCTGCCCATGCCTTCCCTATGCCGAGAAGGTCCTTCTCGGTCTTGGTCAGGTAGAGATCGCCCGTGGGGTTTGCATAGCTGGCCGACCCAGAATATGGCGAGGCTCCCCAGGACTGCTGGGTCACCCCGTACCCTGCGTCTGACGTCATGAGCATCCTCGTGGCTGCCTGGCAGGTGACGAGGCGCAGCACGCCCGCATCGATGGACTCCGGGTCGATCCCGTCTGCCCTGCACATGCTGTCTATGGCAGCCGACACGAGAGGCAGGAGGGCTTCGGCCCTTGCCTCGTCGAGCGTGCCTGCTTCGGGCCATAGGGCCCTCAGGTCATCCACCGCTGCATGCTGCGCCATATCGGACCTCCTTAGGCTGCCGCCTTCTTGAGGACGGCGAATGCGGACGGGTCGAGAACCGCCCAGCTGTACACGACCTCGGTGCGGTATGCGATCTGGTTGAGCCTCTTGAGGTCGCCGAGGCCGTCCGGGTCGCCGGTCTCGATGATGTCGAGGCCGAGGTCGCGCACGATGCCCCACTTGATGAGCGAGAAGTCGCCCAGGATGGCAAGGACGTTGGTCGGGGTCTTCGCAAGGGCGCCGTTGACGGTGCCGGACGTGGCGGCCGCGATGCCGTCGAGCGCGCCGACCTTGAGATTGAGCGGGATCTCCGGATAGAGCCTCATGCCGGTCTCCTTGACGCGGATCTTCCGCAGTTCGTTCGCCCAGGTCTTGGAGAGCGCGATGCCGGTGACGTCGTACAGCTCGTTCACCTGGGAGACGAGGCTGTCGAGATCGGCGGAGGAATCTGCGGTCGCGGTGACCGACTTCGCCCCTGCGGTGAGCGCCGTCATGCCGGAGACAGGCGCTCCGGTGGACGGGTTGATGCCGTGGAAGATGCCGTAGTCGAGCGCACGTCCGATGGCGGCCGCGGAGGATTCCGAGATGGCATCGATGATGCCGAGCTTGGAGTCCTCGTCAGCCCACTTGACCTCGTCGTTGAGCCTGACGGTGACCTGGGCCTTGTAGATGGAGCCCTTGACCGGGGTGGTCGCGACATCGGACGGAGACTTCTCGGCGCCCTCGCCGACGAACTCTGCCTCGGGCTCCTTGGAGAACACGACATGGGTCATGTCCTTGAAGAGCGCAGGCGTGCTCGGGGAGAGCGAGGCGATGGTGGAGGTGTCCCGCGCCTTGGTCACGATCGCTGCCGCGACCTCGGACGGAAGGGTGATGTTCTTGCTTGTCAATGCTGGCATTTATCGAGCCTTTCTGTCGGTTTTTCCTATTCTCCGGAGCCGAAGATCTCGCGCGCGAGCTTCCTCTTGGCCTCTGCGAGGGCATCTCCCGAGCCTCCGTTGGCATCGAACCGCCCGGCATGCCCCGTCGATGGCGCGGACTTCGGCTTCGCGAAGGCCGTGATGGCCTTTGCATTTGCCTCCATCTCGTCCTCGTCGGCACCGAAGACGAGGCTCTCGGGAATCCCGGCCTTCTTGGCGACCTTCCTGCGCAGCTCTCTGAGCTCCGCATCGGCCTTGAGCGCCTCGACCTCCTTCTCGGCCTTGGCTGCCGCCTCCTGGGCCTTCTGGAGCTCGCTCTTGGATGCCTCCTGGAGCTCGTCGTAGGACTTCGCCTTGGCGGCGTTGTCCTTTGCGAGGCGCTCCCACTTGCGGGCCATCGCCTTCCAGTCGGTCTCTGCAGCGGAGCCGCCCTCTCCGGGCTCCGTTTCCAGGTCCTGCGTGTCCCTGGTCTCGTCCTCAGCCATTCCGGCTCCTTCCATCTCCCGCCATGCGGCAGGAGTCCGTGGCCATGCGGCCGCCTGATATGACGAGGGGCGCCATGCGGCGCCCCTTCTGTCCTGATATGTCCATGCAGAAGGCCGCATCCATCGGAAACGGCCCCTGCAATGTCTATGAATCTGTCTTGTGGATGCTAGATCTTCGGGATGAAGCTCGATACGTACCTCGTGACGATCTCCTCGCATACCTTCCTGAGGAGCGGGTACGGCACGTCGACCCTGGCTGCATCGAGCGTGCGCAGGACAAGCTGCCATACGCACTCGTTCTCGACCAGCATGAAGAACTCGCGACCTTCATCGGTGATCGATGCCTCTCCGCCGAGGCAGCATCCATCTCCTCCCTGGAACCTTATGCCGTCGTCGATGAGGCCATCGCGTCCAAGGCGCGCGAGCTCCTGCCTGATGGCGGCCTCGTCCCTGACAGCAGGCCAGAGGTCTCGATACTTAAGCGGATGTGCGCTTCCTGCAGCGGTCGCCAGCACCGCACGCATTGCGTCGTAATCCCTAGGCACCCAGAATCACCTGTACATTTGTTATGGCACGCCCGGCAGGTGCCGCCCCCGCGTCTTCGGTTTTGGAGACCGCTGCTCTGCTGTTGAGCTACGGGCGTTTGGGGTATACTTGATTCGACGGTGGATGGTCCTGCGCATAGGAACTTTCACCGTCATTGCTTTATATGGATTACTGATCCATCTTTCTCGATGAGCAGCGCTTCTCCAACTCCATGCTGTTTCATTCTTTTCGAGAGCTCACGCTCTATAGCGCTGTCGCTTCCCTCTAGATAGTATGAGTTCAGCACAACTTTTGCATCTTTGACGTCTCTCTTTTCGAACTGCCTTCTTGCCTTCCTCAGATTGTTCTCTATTGCTCTCTGGCTATTGCCGACTGGTGACTTAATCTCCCACCAATCCCCACCAATCTTCAGGTCGATATCGCTGCTTCCAAACGTCTTGACATCGAATCCGGCATTTCTGAGGGCGTCATGCACAAACAGGTCGCGCCATTCGTTCCCGCGGTCCACGATATTGTCAATGCTGTAGTCAGCAGCGTTGAATTCCTTGCTTTTGTGGAGAAGCCTCCCATACATGCTTCTTGGATTGTCGGAGTAGTCGATCGATGGAAGCTTCCCGTAGTAAAGCCAGTCCTTGTCACGAAGGCGCATGCTCTCTGTTACTGCCTCGCTCGCTTTCCAGTCCTTGCCGTCGACATGGCATCCGGTCTCGCGCTCGATGGCCTTCAGCCTTTCCAGGGCCTCTTCCGGCCTCCACCCTTCGACAAGCTCGTCGTGCCTGCTGCTCCCTCCAAAGCCTGGTACCACCTTGCAGTCGCAGTGCGGATGGTACTGCCCCATCTCTCCTGCGCTTTCACGCGTATGATAGACGGCTCCCCTTGTCGCAAGCATGAAGCAGAATGCGCATGTCTCGCTGCCGGTTGGCACGCGCGCGAACCTTACCCCTGCCTCCTTGTCCCTTTTGGCGTTCTTCATTATCGTGTTGTTAAGGGACCGCTTCATGCTGTTTGCCATAACGCCCGCAGCGGCATCGACAAATCCATCTACGTTGCCTTCTTCATAGAGGCCGGCAGCCCAGTGCATCTTCTCTGTCGCCCATTGCGCGTCGTAGGATATCTCCGTGACAGCCTCTTCGAGCTTTATCCCGGCTTCCGCTGCCTGTTCATCGTAGAAGCGCGCTGCCAGCGATGAGGCAGACTCGCTGTATGCTTGCGCCATCCCGTCAATAAGCTCGATTGCCTGCTGCCTTGCCTCGGCAGCAGTCGCGTCAGGATGCATGTCGAGCCATAGCCTGAGAGACTTTTCAGCGCGGGCTGACGCGGAATTCACCAGGAATGCTGATGCTTTCGAGTAGGCGTCGAATGCTCTCCTGCTTATCATCCGCTGCGTTCCTCCTGCTGTCACGGCCTATTGCGTGCCTGTGCCCAAGGCCAAGGCAATCGCGTCATTTGCCTTGCTCTTGCGTCTGTCGCTCCGGAGCTGCGCTATCTGCTCGTCGTCGTAGCCAAGCTCCCGCAGGGCCACGTCGGAGTCGGCGAGCCATGGGATTGCACTGATCTGCTTAACCATCGCGTCTGACTGGCTCACGACGGACGGCATCGACGGGTTCCGGAAGTGGACCGAGATGGTCCCGAGCTCCTGGGCCGCCTCCGCATAGGTGATATCCTTCTGTGCCGCCCATGCCATGCGGCAGAGGTCCTGCATGGACCTCTTCCAGCCGTCGATATAGTGCTGGATGTCGACGACCGCGTCCTCCTTCGAGGCGTATATGGCCTCTGCGGAGGACGGGTTGTCCGAGACGACGCCGAGCGAGCTCAGGGGGACTCCCGTGGAGCCAGAGAACTGGGCCGCCAGGGACCGCATGTAGTCGACATGCGGCTGCATCGACCCCTGGGCGAGCTGCCCGAACTGCGGCGTCTGTCCGTCCTTTGCAGGAGTCGCGGCGAATATCGCTCCGATATACGCCCCGAACGGCGTCTTCTGGATTGCCTGCATGGCTTCCTTGGAGGAGTTCATGAGGAACTTCTGCGGCGCAGCAGCGAAGGCTGCCGCAACCGTCATGTTCAGGAGCTCGCGCTCGGCATCGTCGACGTAGTTCATGACGGAGCGCGTGATCCTGGAGCGCCCGAAGGGGTTCTCGAGGGTCGGATGGTAGGCCACATGGACCATAGGTGCCCGTCCCATGGAGTGCGGATGGTACTCCGCCGTCCATCCTGCCGGGCCGTTGCGGAGGGTTATCGCATCGGTGTCGGTGAGGATATCGACGATTGATGGCCGCCTTGCCGAGCTATGGGGCCTTCTCTCCGTGGCCACGACGACCATGCCGGCCACGATTCTCCTCTGGGGCTGCGACCATATGGCGGATGCCGCCGTGGCAGGATACCCGGCGATCACGACCGGCTGCTCGCCGGCATCGGCATCGCCTGCGGTGACCGCCAGGAAGGCGCACGAGTGCCTGAGGGACGATGATGCCGTAAGGTGCACGAGGCCCTTCATCCCGTTCGCTTCAAGGATTGACGCGAGCCCTTCCTCGATGCCGTCCTCTGCCCCCGTTAGCGTGACGCCTTCGTACTGCACGCGGTCTGCCCACCAGTCGACGCACTTCGCGGCCCAGTCGACCCTGGGGTCAAGCTTCCGCACGAGCTCCTTCTGGACCGATATGCCAAGGTCCTTCACGCGGACATGGCCACGGTAGTACCGGTCCCTGAGCTGGTTTCTCTGGTAGTGCCCGGACCAGGTGTCGACCAGGGTGCGCACGACGGCTGCATCTTCCGGCATGAGGCCGTCGGCCTGCGAGATCTCCATTCCAAGCGTGAAGCTCATCCGAAGAACACCTCCATGCTCTCTTCCTCCTCTTCGGGCGCGGTCTGCGCGGCCCAGTGCGCGATGGCTGCCGCCTCGGCCGGCGTCGGGTTGTCTCCGCCGAAGCCCCAGCTGCCCATGCTGCCGATGCGCCTGCGCGTGACCGTGAGGACGCTCTCCGTGAGCGCGTCTGGCGCGCATCCATCTTCGGAGCTTTCAGGGCCCAGATACCATTCAAGCGTCCCCTCATGCACCGCATCGAGGAAGCTCTGGGCATATGCCGTCACTTCCGAGACCCTTACCTGCTCGATGTCGAGCTCTGGCATGTCCTCTCCGAGCGCCCTGCGCTCTGCTGCCACGCGTTCGATGAGCGTCTGCGCGCCGGACTTGCCGTCTACCCTCCAGATGGCCCCTGTCGTGTCATGCGCGATGGCGCGCACGAGGGCCGATATGCCATGCACGGTCGGGGCGACCTCTGCAAGCTCGATATGCATCTTCGCCCCGCACCTCAGGGCGACGGCCACAGCAACCGTCCCTCCGTCGGGCGAGAACTTCACTCCGTAGGCTGCGGGGGTCCCCTTCGGGGCCTCAGCCGTGGCGCAGGCTTCCCATTCCTTCTTCTGGATGAGCGCGTTCTGGACCTTTGCATCGAACCAGTAGCCGAGGTACTCCTGGGCAAACCCGAAGGCGCCGAGCCTCCTCCTGCCGACGCGTATGGCCCTGATGTCGGCCACTCCCGACTCGAGCGCGGGGTGCACTGACCTCCACCGCTCCTCGTCGTCGACATCCCCTATCTCGTCGACGCCCCATTCCCACCAGCAGGTGTCCTCCGCGCCTGCCAGGGCATCTGCCCTGAGCTCGCGGAAGCTCGTGCCCTGCGAGCCCGGGCGCGTTGGCGTCCCCAGATACAGGAACTGGAGGTCATGCAGGGCACCAGAGGTCGTCGTGGGCAGGATGACCTGCTCCTGCTCGGACGTGAGCTCCTGCGCCTCGTCGTACACGACGAGGTCGAAGCTATAGCCAAGCGATGCGGACTTGGTCCTGGTCGCGAAATGTATGGACCCTTCCGGCGCTCCTGGCCGTGGAGGCTTGAAGAAGAACGCTTCCTGGGCCGTCTTCGCAGAGCAGTACGATATCCGTGCGTTGAACTGCGGGTATCTCGCCGTGGGGTCATGCGCCTTCGTGCCCAGGATCGTGCGGAAGCGCCTGTACATCTCGCAGGTCGTCGAATAGTTGTGGTCCGTCCACAGCACGGTCGCGCCTTCGGCCATCGCCCGGTAGATGCACCAGACTATTCCGACGATGCTCTTGCCGCATTGCCTGGGGATGGAGCCGCCGATTACAGGATTCACGTAGCATGTGCCGTCATCCGACCTTGCCCCAATGTCGAGGAGCATCGCCCGCTGCCAGGGCTGCGCGGGATACCCGCAGAGGCCGCCCAGGTCGGCAGCCTTGCCGCCGCGCGTGTTGCCCTCGGCATAGGGCATCGTGACATGGATCCTCGGAGCGAGGTAGCTAGAGGCTGATGATCTCTGCGAGGCCAGAGCCTGCGCCTTCTGCATCTTCTCGAGCCTGCTCGCCTTCCCCTGCATCCATCCTCTCCATCTCCTCTATGGTCCTGCGGTACTCCGGAGCGAGCCTGGCCACGTCCGCCGGACCCGCTTCGAGGAGCGCCGCCCATATGAGGTCGCGGAGCCCCGCCAGGCGGTCATGGTCGCTCATTGCCTCCCGATGCACTGGAGGCCCTTCTTGGGCACCTTGGGACTGCATCGGAGTGTCACTTTTCAGGCCTGACTGCATCGGCGGAGCATGCCTTCCGGCATCCCCGTCCCGCAGGTGCATGTCGCGTATCTTCTTGTAGATCCCGCGCTCGCTCCTGCCCAGCTCGGAGGCTATTTCCTTGGCAGTCTTCACCTGCCAGTTCGCCCGTATGAAATCGAGCTCCCTCTGCGTGTATGCACCGGTGAATGACAT